AGATATTTCTGATAAAGAACCTACAGCTACAGAATTAAAGTTTGTACCATCTGCTATTAAAAGATTACCTGCAGTATTTGTAGCCATAGTAATATCATCGCCTGATACTGTTAGGTCTCCTGCAATAGTTACATTCTGACTAGCATCTATTGTTAAGGCAGTCGTGCCACCTGTTGCCATTGTGATAACATCTGAACCACTAAATGTAATAGATGTGTTAGAATCTGCATCACCTGCAATACTATCTAATTGAATACTTCCTACATTTGTAATTGCTGAATCACTAAAATCTAAAGTTCCTGTAACATCAAAGTTTCCGTCTACTGTTAAGTTACCTTCGATAGTTGCGTTAGCACCACTTAATGTAATAGCTGCAGTAGGTGTTGAGCCTGATTTAATTACTAACTCACCACTAGAATTTGTTAAACTACCAAAAGTTGTTCCTGCATCTTTAAGTGTAATATCTGCACCATCAGCATCTAATATAATATCTCCACTAGAATCTAATGTAATATCTGTGCCATCATTTGTAATAGTATCTAGTGCAATACTTCCAATGTTGCTTATATTTGCATCACCAAAATCTAATGCACCTGCAACTGTTAATGTTCCTGATATATCTACATTACCATTTATATCAACTGTAGTTGCGGCAATCTGTATTTCTGTATCTGCTACTAAATCTAACTGTCCATCTGTAGATGAATTAATATATATTGCAGTATCTCTAAACTGTAATTTTTCTGTACTTGCTACAAGGATATCATCTGAAAACTCAAAGTAGTCTTCGTCTTCCATCCATTTTAACACACCATCACTTGTCTCACCGTCAAAGGTGATTGTAATATCTGTACCTGCTGTTCCTGCACCAAATGTTAAAGTATTACCTAATAACTTTGTAATAGGACCACCCTCAGCACTTGTGCCATCATGGGTATGTCCTGTGCTAGAGGCAAACGCCGCTAGTAAGGCATCAAACTCTGCATTAAAATGAGATGCTTCAATAGTGCCTCCATCAACGATAGTTGATGAACTCTGTCTAGTATAAGTTGCTCCCATGTGTTATCTTCTTCCTCCTGCTGAAAATTCCATTTCAAATCCTTTTAATGATATTGGGTTGTTATTTGTTGCGTCTAATATTTTTGCAGCTACAGTAAATCCACTACCTTCAACTGCTTGTCTAATTAAATCTGAACCTGTAGAACCATACACTGCTGAACCATATGTAGACTCTGTTAATCCATACTGTGCTATGTTACCTGTAACAGATAATGTGTATGCCTCTGGTTGTGGAACTTCGTCATCACTAAAATCATACTCTAATAAAAAACTAGATGATAATGTACCACCTGGGTCTATGTTCCATATGACCTTCTGCATATTTTTTCTAATACCAGGGTCACCCATTGTCATATCTGGTGAACGATATACTCCACTTATATTTACAGTTGACTCTGCTTGTGTAAATACATTGCCTGATTCTTGTTTATAAACAAAACCATCATATCCACCATTTATAATTGTTTCTACATTAGATATAAATCCAGAGTCAGCACTTGAAACTTTTAATCCTTGCATATCTGCATATTCAAAACCAAGAGAACCTGTATTAGGATTAGCTTTAATTACTGATATTAATCCTCTTGCAGAGTTTTCATCTTGGTCTGCACTAGTAGGAAAAAATAATCTGTATTGTGATTTACTTCTAATTACAAGTGAATTTATATTGTGTGTTGTAATCTCATTAATTCTTTTTTGTACTTGTTTAGATACTGTACCAAGTTCTGTATCGTCAATTCTTTCTGTTCCTGCGATAGTTCTAAGTCCATCAGGTGCTAAGAATATTACATCACCACCAAGTTCCTGTATACTTCTACCATCTGTGCATCCTATATTTCTAGTTACTGGTGTTACTGCAAAGTTAGCAGATGACGTACCAGTTAGTTTAAATATTTTATCTCTACCAAATATAATTAAACTATTACGGAAAGTTCTGAGTCCCACAATCTCTGGGACAACTTTAATAGTTCCGCCACCATTACCACTAGTAAAATCATTAGTTTGATTTGGACCCATAAAACTAACCTCTTGTATATTACTCGAGTGTCCTGCAAAAAATATATGATTTTTAAATATTTCTACAAATTTAAAATTAGATGTTCCAGATGCGTTAACTACGGTGGTGCTAAAAGATGTATCTAATATTTGTGGATTAGATGTTCCAGTAGTAATAATAATTTTATCTGTACCATCAAAGTTAAATAATCTATGTTCATAATTTTGTGTAGGTGTTCCTAAACTTGTAATAGTAGATGTCCAACTACCAGAACCTGAACTAGCTCTATGTATACTACCACCTCTACCTGCTAAAACTACGTCATTAAATATAGCTGTAAATACAACTCTTTCTGTAGAGGCAGAAACTTGTGGACATACATTAGTATTATACTTTGTTGTTCCTAATACTTTCTTATAACCACCTTCAATGTCTGGTTCAAAGTTTCTAAGTTGTAATGCCTCACCTGGAGACATAGAGAACACATCTTTATTTAAGATTAATCCTCCACCTAAACTAACAACTGAAGGTTGTACTTGTGGCATCTTATGTAAAAGTTAAAACAGAAGTGTTGCTTGTTGTTCTAGATGTTGTATTTAAATTTACTCTAGTATCTTTCATGTAATCTTGTTTATTTAACATCTCTGTTCTAATTCTTTGTACCCCTCTTTCATATTCTGCATTTGCAATGTTTGCCATAGGAACATCATTTCTTAATTTATATAAATAATATTTTGCTCTATTGACAATTACATCTGCATAAATATCAGGTAAGTCTAATGTATCTGTAGCTGCAGATAAATCTGTGTGTGTTTTAAAATATTCATACTCTACTGTATAGAAATCTCCATCAGGTATCGGCGATAGACCGAAACTTAAATGGTCTTGTGTTCTATACACAAATACGGGTTTACCATATTGACTATCACTTGTTACTTCGTCTTTTGTGTATCTACCCTGTAAATATGCATCATAACTAATATATGCTAAATGAATAGGCACTTCATCTTGTGCCACTCTTATAAAATCAACATCTAAATTATTAGATGAAGAATTAGCTAATCCTATAAATACAGAACTAGTTGTTGGTGTAAAATTTGTTGATAATATTTTACCATTACCAGTATCTGTTACAGATATTGTTTCTGATAATACTTCTGTGCCACCAGACGATGTTCCTACTTTTAATGTGATAGAACTACCACTAGAACTTGGGTCCATCACTCTAACAACTAGTCTATGTTTTTTATTAGCAACAGTAGTGATAGACTGTGTGACTTCTGCAGAGTTTAGTCTTAACCTACCATTACCTGTAGAGTTATATGCAGGACTTCCACTAACTGTTGTCCAACTAGTTATGTTTGATGTAAATTCACCATTAGTAATTCTTTCTGTTGGTCTTAATCTGAAACTATCAAAATCTGCTTTTCTAAATGCAGTGGGAAAAGTATATTCTTGTTGCCCTGAATAAGTTACTTGAGTTCCATTTACATGCAACCATGCCCACTCTATCTCAGCCATATATAATTCATTAACTGCTTTATTAATAAAGTTTTTGGCAGATGTTTGTATACCTCTGCTTGAAGTAAAGTTAGAACTTGTTAGTTCTACTTCATTCAGTTCATTCAAAGCTAAATTAGTTAATGTTAAATATGTCTTTGTTCCTGCCATTTTTTTCTCTCTATATTATTAGAAATTTTGTTAATATCATCTTGTGTCATACATATCATTGCTGAACTAGTTAGATTATCAACACCGAACTGTCCTTCTATAGATTCTTTTAACTTATCTTGATATGTAAGTAAAAAATCATTACAACTTTTTGTATCTGTAAAATTTATATACTGATAAGTAAAAACTTTAGGATACTGTTGTGCGTTCAGCATTACTATTAGGGCTATAAAAAATTTCATATGTTAAGGAGGGGTATAAACCCCTCCCTATTCCTTCGATTATGCAATCGATACTTTTTGTGCTTCTGAATCACCTTCGCCATCGAAATCAGCAAGTACACAGAATACTCTGACTTTTGCGTCAATAGCACCTGTTCCAACTACTAAGTCGAT